TCTAAGGGTAGCACCTTGGAGAAAGCAAAAAAGCAACTTAAACTTGTTCAAGCAAAAATGAGCGGTGGGTCACAAGACAAAGAAATACTTTATAAGTCAATGTCAGATGAAGATTTACACGCATATTTTCCAGCATCTCGTGTAGTAAAGTATTCAGAAATTCCCCGTAATATGCCTATTACAGATTTTTTAAAAAGTGGAGATGTAGTTTTTTTATTATATGAGCACGAAAAAAATAACGGCCATTGGTGCGGGATGTGTAGGAACGATAGAGCCATTTTTTATTTTGATTCATACGGAAACGCTCCATGTATTCCTATATCTTGGAATTCCCCAGAAAAAAACCAAGAACTAAATCAAGATCCAAACGTGTTAAATTCAATGCTTATTAATTCATCTTTACCAGTTTATTATAATGATTATGATTATCAATCTAAAAAGGAGGGAATATCTACATGTGGGAGGTGGGTTACTTCATTTTTTTGTTTCTTTAAAAAATTAGGAGGTGATCTATTATCATTTAAAAAGATGATTGAAAAAGAAACGAAAAAAACTAATAAATCAAAAGATGAATTGATAACTGAAGCAGTTAAAATTTAATATATAAATATATTATTATATGGAAGCAAAAATTAAAATTGAAGAAATTTTAAATCAAAATAAAATTGAAGATTTAAAAAGATTTTTAAAACAAAGAGCTTGTATAAATCAATCAAATCAATTGTTATCTTACACTTTTTATTTATTTCAAAGTCTAGGTGTTTTCTTAGTAAGTATAGGAAATGCCTATAAAAATGATTATGCGATTTGGAGTGGAGTTGGTGCAAATTCCCTCGCTTCGTTTATTTATATTGTAATTAATTCTAATCACAAAATAAATCATTCTTTATTTAATAATATAAATAAAATAAAGAATAATAAATATATTGATGAAGAAGATTTAGAAATGATAGAAAAATTATCAAATGGAAGTTTAACTCCTAAAAAATTACATGAAAATTATAATGTTTAAATATTTTATTTAATTAATATTTAAAGTCGATCTTCAAGTGAACCCATGTTTGAATGTTTTTTATTTTTCTTACCTCCAGAATACCCTTCACCCGAAGACATACCCGCTCCACGCGATAATTTACCTAAGCCGGCCTTTAATCGTGTAAACATAGAAGGGTTTTCTTTTCCACCAACCATACGAAGAGAGGAAGAATAACCGGATGCTTCTTGTTTGGAAGCTTCAATTACATCAGACTTAGTAATTATACCAAGATAAGAAGAGGAAACCCCACGTTCAATAGAAAACACACCTGAATTCTGAAGAACAGTTATTAAATTCATTGAATTCGCAGCATAAGCAATACCTGTATTATTTGTATAATTAACAGTAATATAAAAATTAAAATTACCGAGTGAGCCTGGTGCATAATAATCTTCAATTAACTGTATATCTTTTCCCATTTCTAAAATCAACACTGAACCAGAAGTAGATACATATAAATTTTCGTTTGTATTCAGTGGAGCATTTCCGGCTTTACCGGAAAATTCGAGCCATGATTGATTTGAGCCATTTTCAACGCTCATTCTCCACAAATCCTGTTGAGTAGCAGATGATAAAATACCAGAGTTATTATTCCAATTAATAGAAACACTTGTAATGGTCATAAACGCATCTGCTTGATCACAAGTTCTAAGAGTTGCGGGAACTCCGATTGCAAGTATAATTTTATCTGGTATCATATTAAATTGTAAATTTTGAGAATTTACAATACCTGAAGCTGCACTATTGATGGGGTCTGAAATTTGTGTATAATAACGTGGAAGTTCATAATATGGCATAACGTTACGGGAGGGGAATAAATCAGAGGCATGAGGAGTCAATAGTTGTAAAAGTAATTGGGGACCATCAGCTTGTACAAATTGGACAACTGGTAACTCAGTAAATCTCGCTGCAACATTTCCAAATCTAATTGCGGTATTTGCGTTTTTATCTAAATTAATCACACAACTTAAATTTTGAATTCCATACATACCACAAGAATCATCACCAGAATAAACCCAAGGACTTACTAAGATAGGTTCAGTAACAGCAATAGTAACTGTGGCTATCCGTGGAACACTTACTGCTAGATAATTAGTAGTAGGTCCCCCAGCTACAGCAGCAACAGTAAAAGTTGATAAAGGAAAAGCACCACGAGGCATCAAGTCATTATCCATAGAACATCCATAAATACCTGCGCAATTGTTATTTAATACTGTTAAATATGGATTTTGGACAGAATCAAAAGCATTTACAGCGTAAACATCATATGCGGTAGGAGTTAATCCATTATAACGAGATAACCACCGTTTATCATGAATACGTAGAAGAACAGCTAGAATATCTCTAGTATTTTGTGAACAAGTTGTATTATTAATTGTCCATTGTTGCGATGAAATAAGTTGATTAAATACAAGAGGACCGAATGAATCAACAGAGCCATAAGCAAATAACATTCCTAATCCGTATTGTCTTAAATATGTGGTATATTCCCAGTCGCTCATAGATCCAGCTGCACCTCTATTTTGTGTAGGTGGATTGTTTGTACTTCCGTTAATTGTAAATGTTAATTTCGTGCTTATTAATGCATTTCGTGCAATAATTGTTTCTTGAGAAGGAATTTGAATATTAAAATTGATAGCGGACGTGTAAGGACCTGAACCGATAGCATTAAAGCGCTGGCAAGTCATATTCTGACCTCCTTTTAATACAGCGAAATTAACGGTGTCTGACACCATCAAACGATCATCTTTGACTAAAACTTTACGAAAATCTGTAGACATAATTATATACTATATATAATATATTTTTTATTTATATATAAAATTAATAATTAAAAATTAAATAAATTTTTTTTTATATTATATAATATTTAATTAATTTATATATATTATATATGAGTTCATCCCCAGATAATATTTATCTTGATCTATCAACAGTCAATAGCGATAATTTAGGAGGAGGAGTTAAACGTTCCCTACAATTTAATGAAAATCGTACAAACCCTATTTTAAATAACCCCTCTAATTACTTTTTAAGTGTGGTGCGTTTTTCAGTAGACACACCGGGTGTTTCCTTGCCTCTATTTATACCAAAATTATTAATTGACGGTGTAAATGATGATTTAAATAGGACATGTTATACAATCACATTAACAACGCACTCAAACGGTCTTTTAAATAATGTTTTGACAGGTAATGTAATTTGGTCGCCAGAAGACAAAACCGCAAGTGCTCCACGAAATACAATTTTAATAAATCCGACCACGTCCCAACCATACATTTCTACACAAGATATTACAACTGGTTATTATTCAGCATATTCCGCAAGATGGTGGCTCGCATGTATTAATAGTGCATTAAATAGTTTATGGATACAAACTGGTTCAGTCTCTCCATCACCAACATTTATAATTGATGCACAAACGAATTTAATAAGTTTAATAACTCCGAACGTAATCGCATCTGCTATGGATTATCCGGACGATACTGTAAACGGAATAGGACCCTCACCTACTTATACAATATCACCAATCTATTTAAATTCTAATGTAATTTATAATTTATGGTTTAATGAACCTATGTATAACCTTTTATGTTCATTGCCTTCTGTATATTATGGTAATACATTAAATCAAACAAATTTTGATAATAATTCAAATACATTAATAAACGGCAAATATTATTTATTTAATTATTTAATTACTCCAATTAATTATAACGAACAAAATATTATTACATTAAATAATCCACCTCAAAAATGGGTGTCGACAATATCAGAATATTCACCCGTTCCAATGTGGAATCCTATACAAAGCGTTATGTTCTCATCTTCTTTATTACCGGTTTATACAAATAACTCGTCACCTCCTTCAGTATTTAATTCAAATACGTATGATCAAACTTTTATAAGTAATGGTCAAAACTCAAATAAAGACAATTCTATTTCTGATATTCAAGTGGGGTTAGTGAGCGGGTCAGAATATAAACCAAATATATTATATGTCCCTTCATCACAATATAGATTAATAGATTTATTAGGTACAAATCCAATCTACCAAGTTTCATTTGAAATATCGTGGAAGACGAAATTTGGTCAAATTTTACCGTTTAGGCTTTCCAGTCAATGTGGTGCGAATCTAAAAATATTATTTGTTAGGAAGCGTATGTATCTAGCGAATCTCCCTCCATATGATACAAATTAAAAAAACATTATAAAACATATAATCTTTAGATTGTAATAATAAAATATAAATAATTATATAATTATATAAAAATTATATAATATTAGTTTATTATAGATGCCATACGATACACCGTATAATAGAAAGATTGCGAATGAAATAAACTTGATTAACGAAGATTATGCAGATTATAACGCTTTTTCTAATCAAGTATATTTATCAGGAAATCCAATGTTAAAAAATGATATGCCCTCTTTACCTGCTAAATTAAAACCTAAATACGCAGAACATGAAATGAAAATTGATTATTCAGGGGGAATTACACATAAGAATAGTGAAGGATATTTAGGTGGAATACATTTAGGTGTAGATGTTAAAAGAAGATTTAAACCTAACAGACCTATTAATAAACTTAATGATTCAGATTCTAGTTCTGATGATTCTAGTTCTAGTTCAGATGATTCTAGTTCAGATGAAGAATATGATGATGTACCAGAGCTTAAAAAATTGCTTGAACATCTAGCAGATTTAAATTTAGATGATAAAACTCATTATGACATTTGTTTATATCTTGATAAGATGGAAAAAGCAGGTAGAGGTTTAAAAGGTAGGGGATCTATTTGGAGTTGGGTTAAGAATAAAGCAAATAAAGTTGCGGATTTTGGAAAAAAAGCTTATAAATTCGCTGAAGAAAAAATAAAACCTATCGCAAAAGTTGTGATTCCACTTTTAAAATTACATCCAAAGGCTGGTGAGGCTATTGATAGATTTAAAAACGCAGCAAATGCAGTGCCTATAGTTGGAAGTGATACAAAGAAAAAACTTGAAGAATATGGATTGGGAAGAAAGAAAGGAGGTGTGATTTCAACTATTGAAAATCCTTTTACAAATATGAATGAAAAAACTGATGTTACAACTGTTGGAAACTTAAAAAAAGTAAAGATTGATAAAAGTAAATATCCAAAAGAATATAAATTTAATTTCTTAGATACTAATGAAAACGCATTAATAGGCGTTCCTGCTAGATTACCGAATAAAATGAAAAATACAGGAATACATTTCCAAGGGGCTACCCTAGGAGCTGGAGAATCTGGAGGAGCCGTTCTTGGTGGTCCTTCTAACGATCCTATTAATGGAAAGAAAATAAAAGGTATGGGTAAAAAGAAAGGTATGGGTAAAAAGAAAGGTAAAGGTAAAACGGGTTCCGCACTATTTGATTCTAAAGGTATTTTTCCTCTTGAAACAAAACAATCTGAACCCTTAACTTTAGATGAACAAAGAAGAACAAATTATATTCCAAATGATGAAAGTAAAGTTTTAGGAGGTAATTTACTTGGTGATTTATTAACACATCATGCAAAAACAATAGTAAAACCTTTAATAGATAATGTTAAAAATAAAGTAGTAAAAAAAGTAGGTGGAACAAAGCCCGCTTCTAAATGGGTTGACCATGTAAAGAATTACGCAAAAGAACACGGAATATCATATAAACTTGCTTTATCACAAGCCAAGGCAACATATAATAAATAAGTTTAATTAATAATTAATAATTTTTTTTAATAATATATAAATAAATCTTTTATATATTATATATTATATATGTTATCACTTAGAGAACGAGAAATTCGTGAGATTCTTGATGAAGATCAAAAATATAATAGAGTACGATTTGAAAATGAAAAGAAGAACGCAGCAATTAATAATATTACATATTCTCCTCCGAAAAAATTTGAGAAGGCCGTCGCATTTGAAATGAATAAATATTTTATTAAAATTCAAGCAGCAATAGATAAAGCAATTAACAATTCAACTGAACAAAACTTTATTGATATTGTAGAGGCCTATCGATTAACCATTGAATATATTGATGCATACGCAAATAAGAGAGGATTAGTACAAAGAGATATTAGTAAAATTGAAGATAAATTTGATTCAATTTCTAATAGTATAAATCATGTAGTAGATTTATGTAGAGGACGTAATTTTATATTTACATTAAAAAAACTTGAAAATATTAAAAATAATATAGATCAGAGAATTTATTCATATACAGATATTAGAACAACTCCTAGAGATTTTTTAAGTACTGGAGCACCTGCGCCAATTTCAACTACTTTAAGTAGACCAGTAAGTACTGCGAGTTTAAGTAGACCAGTAAGTACTGCGAGTTCAGATAGCGCTTCATATTTTGATGTTGATAAATGGTCTCGTAATATCCCCCCAGTAAGTAGAAGTTTATCAGGTTGGGATGGTACAGAAAGTAGTAGTGTATCAGGTTGGGATGGTGCAGAAAGTAGTGTATCAGGTTTATTAGGTAGGGATGCTCCAGAAAGACGTTTATTAGGTTGGGATGGTACAGAAAGTAGTAGTGTATCAGGTTGGGATGGTACAGAAAGTAGTGTATCAGGTTTATTAGGTTGGGATGGTACAGAAAGTGTATCAGGTTCTACTAATAGTAATACAAGCAGATTAACTCCAAGTACAACAAGTTCTAGAGTTTCTTTTCCACCATCTCCGGAATTTCCCCCGAAACTACGTGAAGGGGTAAAACCTTATTCTGAAGTATCACAATATAGTGGAGAACAATTTGAAAATTACTTAAACAATACAGGATTCTCCAAATTTGAAAAAGATACGCTTCGATTTTTTTATATGAGAGATGGAGGAAGAATAAGAATAGAAGCACAAATACAACAAGAACTTAACGAAGCAAAAGAAAGAGCACTTAAAGAACAAAATCAAAAAGAAGCAAAAAGAATATATGAAGAGGCAAAGGAAAGTGCGCGAGTAGATGTACAAAGATTAATTGAAGAAGCAGTAAGAATTGCAGAAGAAAAAAAAGCACAAGCACAAGCACAAGCACAAGCACAATCAATACCAGAAGAAGATTTAACAACTGTAGAACTTTTTAATAAAAGAAAAGAAGAAAAAGCACGACAAGAACAAGCACAAGAAGAATTAACAGCTGTAGAAGAATCAGAAGAAGAAGAAGCACAAGCACAAGAACAAGCACAAGCACGAAGAGAGAGAGAGAGTAGAGAAAATAATGAAATAAGAGATAAATCTCTTGCTGAAAATAGTAGAAAATATGATATGAAAAATATGGAAAAAGCGAGATCTGATTTGAATAAAAACGATCCAATTGAAAAAAAGATTAAAAATACTTTAATATCCCTTGGAGCAGATGAAATAGATTCTACAAATCTATCTGATTATAATTTAACTACAGCTTATAGGTCTGTTATATTTTTTAGAAAGGATATGGATGATTTTTTTTCAAATTTAGAAAAATTATATCCTGAAAACAATATAATAGATTTTGAGAATGAAATGGAAGAACTTAATAATAAACAAGAATTATATAATTCTCTTAAAGATGAATATAAAATGAATGAAAGAGATTTTTATTTAATGTCTATTGATCAAATAAAATTATATAATACACTAGCGGCATTAGGCGAAAGTATCGCATTTACAACAGATATACATAAAAGATTAGATTAT